GTTGCTGGATTAAGTGGTTCTAAAGGTGTATTCTACGAAGTAAATAACAGAGGAAATGTTTTTGCAGGAGGTAACCCAACTACATTAGCAGATTTCGACTCTATTATTCAAAGATTAGACAAGCAAGGTGCAATCGAAGAGAACGTTCTTTTCGTAAACAGAAACTTCTCATTTGATATTGATGACATGTTAGCGGCACAAAACTCTTATGGAGCTGGTGGTACGTCTTACGGTCTATTTGACAATGATGAAGAGATGGCACTAAACCTTGGATTCTCAGGTTTCCGTAGAGGTTATGACTTCTATAAGTCTGACTGGAAATACCTAAACGACCCAACTATGCGTGGTGGATTAGTAGCAGGTGGTATCAATGGACTTTTAGTTCCAGCTGGTTCTACTTCAGTTTATGACCAAATCCTTGGTAAAAACGCTAAGAGACCATTCTTACATGTAAGATATAGAGCTTCTGAAGCTGAAGACAGACGTTACAAAACTTGGATTACTGGTTCTGCTGGTGGTGCAAGAACATCTTCTTTAGATGCAATGGAAGTAAACTTCTTATCTGAAAGAGCAGTTTGTGTTTTAGGTGCAAACAACTTCTTCTTATTTAAAAACTAATAAGAAGTAAAACATAATATTAGGGGAGGTATACTCCTCCCCTGATATTTTTTATTAATCAAATTAAATTTAAATGTAATGAAAAAAGTAAAAGATAAATACGCAGATAAAGCTTACAGACTACTTAGTAAGCAAATACCGCTAACATACATGTTAGCATCCAGACACACCAATAGGTCCCCATTATTATGGTTTGATGAAGAAAAAGGAATTAACCGACCTCTTCGTTATGCACGAAATCAAAAGTCACCTTTTGAGGATGAGCAAGATGGCAACGCTGTTTTAGAACCAGTAATGTTTGAGGATGGTATGTTGTCTGTCCCAAGAACTAATCAATCACTACAAAAATTTTTATATTATCACCCAGGTAATGGAAAAGTGTTTGAAGAAATAAACAATGAAAAAGATGCAGCTGAACAATTAGCTTTTGTAGAGCGAGGTTTAGAAGCTCAGATACTGGCTAAAAATCTCAAAGGAGATGAGCTTATTACAGTGTGTAGAGTTTTAATGGGTGGTGCTGCAGATAGGTTAACAACTTCAGAATTAAAAAGAGATATTCTTTTGTATGCTAAAGAGGCACCTGAAGATTTTATGGAAACAGTAAACGACCCTATGCTTAATTTATATGGAGATGTTGTTCAGTTTTTTAATAATACCTGGCTGATTATGAAAAATAATGGTAAGGATGTTTATTTTAACTTACCTAAAAATAAAAACAAATTATTGTCTGTACCATTTGGTGAAGACCACTACTATATTGTAGCGTCGTTTTTCCAAAGTGATGATGGTGTAGAGACATATAAGTTGTTATCTAAAAAGCTTAAAACTAATAAATAAGGTTTTGTATCTTTGCAGTATTGTTTAACCATAAAATTTTTATTAACATGGCAAAATTTTTATCAATCCCTGTAACTGATGAGAAAAGTCAATTAGTTAGTGCAGATGATGTTGTTCTTTGTGAGCAAGCGTCTACTACTACTGTTACAATTGCTTACCAAGGAGGTAAAGTTGTAACTATTACTCACGCTGCGTTGGGTGCAAACCTTGAAACTATGAGAGATTATATTCAAGATTCTATTGTTTTTGCACAACAACAACCATGGCATCAAGTAAAGTATCTATGTGATGCGTTACCTGAAGCGGTAAGCGGTATTGGAGTAGCTTAATTAACAGCTCATTATTATTTAGTGAAAGGGGGTAAAAAAAATTACCCTCTTTTTTTTTGCTTATATTTGTAAAAAGATTATCCTATGATTAACTCCGTACGTAATACAGTTATGGCTATAGCTAATAAAAATAATTATGGCTATATATCTCCACAGGATTTTAACTTATATTGTTTGCAAGCTCAAATGGATATATTTGAGGATTACTTTTATCAATATAATAACTGGATTAATAGAGAAAACGCGCGTACATCAGGCACTGGTTATGCAGATATAATAAAAAACTTAGAGGAAGTAATTGATACTTTTTCAGCAACTGCTTATTTAGCACAAACAACACCTGGTTTAAACAATCAGTATAATTTACCTGCTGATTATTATTTAATAAATAAAGTATTTTACTATCCTACCTTAAAAGCCTCTGGCACAAATACATTTACAGGGCCAGTAAACCCCCGAATTATTGAAGATGCTAATGCTGCATTTGAAAGTTCAGTGGTTGTAGGTGATTTAGTAACAGATACTGCAGACAACCAGTCCGCGTACATTACACAAATTAATAGTAATACTCAAGTTACTATAAGTGAGGCTATTATAGCAAATGGTGATACTTACAGTATTTATGACCAATATAATATTACAGAAGTAGAAAGAGTAAATCAAAATAAAATCTTTTATTTAACAAGCTCTAACTTAACCGCTCCTACAACTCAATACCCTGCTTATGTATTGGGTGGCGCAAGTTCTAATACTGCCACAGGTGTATTAGGAAATACCATATCTGTTTATCCAACAACTATTATTCAGGGTGGAGCTATACAGGTGCAATATATTAGATATCCTTTAGCGCCTAACTGGACATACTTAACGACATCAGGTCAAGACCCAATATATAATCCTGGAGCTGCAGATTTTCAAAACTTTGAACTGCCTGCTTCTGATGAGCCAAACTTGGTTGCAAAAATTTGTCAATACATAGGTATAGAAATTAGAGAAGATGCGGTATATAAATTTGGGCAAACAGAAGAATTAACAGATACACAAGAAACAAGCTAAGATGACGTATATAAATCAATATCAATATTACACAAATAATGGAGGAAACCCTGAAGATGCAAACTGGGGTTCTTACCAGTATATATCTTTACAGGACATAGTAAATAATTTTATGTTGATGTATCAGGGTAATCATGAATTGATTAATAACATTAACAGGTTTCAAGTTTTATTTTATGCAAAGCGTGGTATTCAAGAGTTGAATTACGATGCTATGAAAGAAATAAAAATATTGCAATTAGATGTCGGAAACAACTCAAGGTTTATTCTGCCTTCAGACTATGTGAATTGGGTGCGCATTTCTCAATTTAGAAATGGTATTCTTTATCCTTTAAGTGAGAACATACAAACCAATTGGAGTAATGCTTACTTACAAGACAATCAAAGCAGAATATTATTTGACCAAGACGGCAATGCTTTAAGCCCTCAAGATTCAGAAGTAGATTTAAGTAGGGGAAGAGTAGGTATTTATTTGAATGACAACAGTATGTTTCATGGTTGTGAAGGAACTTGTGTCGATGGGGTATGGTATTTTGATTATTCTGTTGGCGCAAGATTTGGTTTGAACACTGAAACTGCTAACATAAATCCTACATTTACAGTAGATAAAAGAGCTGGCGTTATTAACTTTAGTTCTATGGGAGGTGACGCATCAATTGTATTAGAATATGTTTCAGATGGAATGGAAAACGGAAACGATGCGCGAGTGAGTGTAAACAAATTGTTTGAAGAATATATCTACGCATATATTAAATATTCTATTTTGAATAGCAGATTAGGAGTGCAAGAGTACATTGTTAATAGAGCAAGAAAAGACAAGTCTTCTTTATTAAGAAATGCTAAAATAAGATTAAGTAATATACATCCTGGTCGTCTCTTAATGAACTTAAGAGGTCAGGATAAATGGATAAAGTAGTATGCCAATAGTAACCACGAATTTTATTAAAGGACGAATGAATAAGTCCGTGGATGAGAGACTTCTCCCTCCTGGAGAATACGTCGATGCAATGAACGTACGCCTTGGTTCTACGGAAACTACTGAAATTGGTGCGGTTGAAAATAGTAGAGGTAATGACCAGTTAACAACTTTAGAGTTTAACAATGTTGCTCTTTCTAATACAGCTGTATGTCTTGGGGCGTATGAAGATAGCGCTAATGAAACTTTATATTGGTTTGTTCACGATAATAACTATACAGGTAATAACACAAAGCTTGATTTAATTTTATCATACAACACTAATGATGATACATTAAGATACCATGTAATTACATTTGGGGTTTTAAATTTTGACCCTAAGTATTTAGTAACGGGTGTAGAAAAAATAGAAGACTTATTATTTTTTACAGACAACTTTAATCCACCAAGAAAAATAAACATTACTCACTCTTACGACTTTCCTGTAGGGGGTGTAGACCAAATAGTAGAAGAAGATATTAGTGTTATTGTAAAACCACCAGGGTACGAATTTATACCAGGTACTACACCAACAGCAGATATTCCTTTACCTGCACCTACTACTGCAGGTTTATCCTTAACTAATAGTTCAGAAAATTACATAGAAGACAGGTTCTTGTGTTTCGCTTATAGATACCGATATTCTAACAATGAATACAGTGCTATATCTTTATTTTCATTACCTGCTTTTTCTACAGGACCTTTTAAGTTCAGTGTAAAAAATTACAACAACGAAGGAATGAGTAACAGATTTAATGCTGTTAATGTTTCTTTTAGTACTGGTAGCGAAAGAGTTAAAGAAGTTGATTTACTTTTTAAAGACACAAATAGCAACAACATATATGTAATTGAAAGATTTAACAAATTAGAAAATGGCTGGGCAAACGATGCTGTTCAAACTTTTCAATTTAATAATAGCAAAATATATTCTGTATTAGGAACAGATGAGTTAGGTAGATTATATGATAACGTTCCTAAAAAAGCACAAGCTCTAACCATAATGGGTAATCGTTTAATATATGGAAACTATGTTGATGGTTATAATATTACAAATGAAAGTGACCAAGAGATAGCTGTAAATTATGAAACCGAATTAATTACAGATAATGTAGATTTTATAGAAATTGATGACCCTACTATTGCTAATGGTGTAAATTATACAATAGACCCAAGCAATACGGTTACAGCCACAAATGCTAAAATTAATTTTAATTTATCTTCTGTATCTGATTTACTTAAACAAGGTTCTACTCTTAATTTTAGTATAACTATAGAGCACGCCTCAATAGGAGGTACAACTGCCACAGATTGTTTTACAGATAATGCGTTATTTACTAATGGTGTTTTAACATTTGAATTTACAGTACCTCTTACTCAAAATTATTCAAGTGTATATGATTTAGCTATTGGCCCTGACTTTAGGGATGCAATAGGAACACAAATAAATGTGAACTTTCAGCCCATGGCTGATGCTTCTCAAGGCGGTTCGCTAACCGACAGGTTTAATAATGACTTGGTAAAACCATCTCAAGTATGTACATTTAGTAAAGAAATAAGTGGGGTAACAAGCTCAACTGCTCAACAAGGATGGCCTATTACAGCCTCTCCAGGCAGTAATACGATTGGGCTACAAGTTATTGCAATGAAATTTATTAGCGCTGGAAGCGCAGGTCCACCAGTTGTGCCTCAAACAGACTTGTATGAGTATTTTAGAATTTCAACTGGTAGTGTGGTATTATCTACCACATCAAACACTGGTTCATTACATAGTAATAGAGACTATGCTACAGGAATAGTTTATTTAGATGAGTACGGGAGAGCCTCCACAGTTTTAACTTCAAACTTTAATACTATTAGTGTGCCTGCCGCAAACAGTATCACTTTAAACAGTATAAAAGCTACGGTAGAAAGTTATGCTCCATCATGGGCGCAGAGATATAAGTTTGTAGTAAAACCAAGTAAGGGTAATTATGAAACTATATTTTCTAATTTTTATTATACAGTACAAACCTCACAAGTTACATATTTTAAGTTAGAAGGAGATAATCAAAATAAAGTTAAGACAGGAGACACATTGATTGTAAAAACAGATGTCGATGGCCCTATAAGTCAAGTAGTAAAAGCAAAAGTATTAAATGTAGAAGCTCAAGCGAGAGATTTTTTAAATAGTCCCCAAGGTATGGGTGAGGACACAAATCAATTACCTGGCTTGTATATGGAAATTAAACCATCTGGTTTTACAACAGTTATACCAGAGGACGCAGTAATAGATGCTGGACAAAAAAAGGTAACTGGTACTGGAGATGATGGAACATGTAAGCATGGTATAAGATATCCATTGTTTACAACTGACGATAATAATGTGAGTACCAACTATGATATACCAGCTGGCTCTACTATTGATATTAAGATTAGGATTAAGAGGTCATCAAGAGGAGGTGATTGTGAAGGGTTTGAATGGAAATGGGAGCAAACTTTATTTTCTACCAGTCTTTACCCCGACTTCAGAATGTGGTGGATAGGGGACCAAATAAACCCAGCAAACGCTTCTCCAGGTAAAATACAAGCCGATGGCAATATTGAAGTTGTAAACAAAACAGCAGTGGGGTCTTACTCAGCAGGAGTGCCTGGGGTATCTTGTACTGATAATAGCGGAGCAAGTATGGGTGATGATTCTGTTTTCTTTCAATTTGTTCAAGACACGGTAAATGATGTTAACTCACCTTTAGGTTTGGTTGTTAAAACAAAGAAGCAAGGATGTGCTGGATTCCAACCTTTCTCAAGAAGAAGAAATGTTTCAGTTAGTGTGGAAATAGTTGTAACAAGAGCAAACACTATGATTGTTTTTGAAACAGAACCACAGGATGCAAATCCAGATATATTCTACGATGCGTCCGAGTCTTACCCTGTAGTACGAGACAATACTGGCAATTACCTACACATGTCAGGTGATGCTGATGGAGACCAAAATCAAACAACAACACAGCCAGCAATTGTTACTTTACCCTTTATTGATTGTTATACTTTTGCTAATGGTGTAGAAAGTTTTAAAATAAAAGATGATTTAGCAGGACGAGCTTTAACAATGGGTCAAAGAACATTAGCTGTTTCGGAGCAAGACTTTAAGGAAGCTCACAGGTTTGCTGATTTAACTTATAGTGGTGTGTTTAGTAGTAATGCTGGTGTAAATAATTTAAATGAGTTCAATTTAAGCTTAGCTAATTTTAAAGAATTAGAAACCTCATTTGGTCCAGTAAGAACTTTATATGCCAGAGAAACAGATATCCTTACATTGCAAGAAGATAAAATTAGTTATGTACTTGCGTCAAAAAATTTAATAAGTGACTCTACGGGTGGTGGTGCAATTGTTTCTTCGCCTACAATTTTAGGAACTCAGATAGCAAGAACAGAAGAATATGGTATAAGTTTTAACCCTGAAAGTTTTGCGGTATACGGAAATAGTTACTATTTCACAGACGTAAAAAGAGTTGCTGTAATAAGACTTGTTGGTAATTCTACAAATGACCAGTTGGAAGTTATATCTGATAAAGGTATGCGTTCATGGTTTAGAGATGAATTTCAATTAGCTTTAGGTACACAAAAGTTAGGAGGGTATGACCCTTACATGGATGAATATGTTTTATCTACTAACGACAAAGAAGTTCCACGCCCACCAGTTGTATATCAATGTGGTTCAGAATTTAACACTAACAATGCTTCTTCAGCTGTTACTTATACTATAGATTTTG